GTCGTAGCGATGAGGCGGTACCGTTTGTGGGTCCTCTGGTGGGGCATGGTCGGCATTCGGATGCAGTGCCCGAGGGAGTCCTCGTCGTTGAGGCGATCACTTCCCGGGCGGAGCTCGATCTTCTTGTCGTCAGGCAATCCGGCCTCGTGAACGAGGGCCCTGAGCGCCCGACGTACGAGTACGGCTGGAAGCTGTTGGTCGATCAGGATCCAGAAGTGGCAGCCCCTCGCCGAGCGTTCGATGTACCCGATGCCGCCGAGGCCTGAGAGCTTCTCCCCGAACCTGAGACCGAGCTCGTAGCCATCATCTCGATCGATGTCCAGCGCGGCGATGTGCGTCGTCGACTTCGAGGTCAGGACGTAGGCACTGATCGGGACCCCGGACAGGAAGGCATCGAGGACGACCTTCGACGTCAGGGGCTTGCGCACCGCCTGCCAGTGTTCGCCATTCCAGAAACTGTAGGCGTCCCGCCGGCCGGCGAAGGTGGCCGCGTAGACCTCGGCGGCCTGTTCGAGCCCGGGGGAGACTTGCATAGTTGCGGTGGCAACGTCTACCATGGATACCGTCCTGCTCAGGGGACTTGAGAAACGGCGGTGTGGCCTTTCGGATGGCGCCCGCCGTTTCTGTCGTGTCCGGGTCGATGCTACATCAACGGCCGGGTCTGCGGACCCAGCTCAACACGCCTCGGTATCGGGCAAGGATGACGGTCTCACCATGTGCCTCCAGAAGGAGCACGCGCTCCATCTCGGAGAGCACACCGGGGTCCTTGACGCCGTCGACGATCCGATAGAGGCAGGCCCAACATGGCGCCGTCGGGCCCTCTCCTTCGATGGCCGGCTTACCGCAGATCCAGCATTCAGGCGATGGGGCCGGCGTCCTCTTCTTCGTCCGAGACAACTTCCGTCGCTGCTGGTCCAGCTGCTTCGACGTCTTCGCCAGCAGGGCTGTCACCGACGACATCTTGAGCCTCCTCTACGGCCGCTGGCTGTTCCTCCTCCTGACTTGCCCGGAGGCTGGCGATCAGCTTGCCCATCTCCTCGGGCTTGATGGTTCTCAGGGCTGTCTGCAGTGTCGTCGCCGGGTCCCCGTCCTCGACAGGGAACGGACGACCGAGCTGTTCTGTGAAGTACTCAAGCGTCTTGATGGAGCTCTTCGCGAGACCGGCCTTGCGGAGCAGCTCGCCGAGCTGGCGCACTTGCGGCGACGAGGCCTCCTGCTGGCGGCCACCACGTTGTGGCTGTGAGCGTCCACCCTGCGAGCTCGAACGGCGAACCTCGGGAGGGCCCTCGCGTCGGGCGGCTCGTGCGTCTGCCCGGGTGTCGCCTTCGGGATCGTCCCCCGTCGACACGAGGAACGTCTTGAACAGGAAGTACTTCTCCATGCCGGTGAGCGCCTTGTAGAGACCCTTGTCGCTGTTGTCGTCGCCGTAGCCCATCATCAGCTGCGGCTCGGTTTCTTCCTTCGTGTCGCCGTCGATGAACTTGAAGTGAGCAGCCACGGCGGTTAGCGTGTTCGCCTCTCCGGTGATGTTGCCATCGCGGTCCTTCTTCGTCTGGCTCAGGCGTTCGTGGTGCTTGATGCCCTTCTCTGGGTCGGCAAAGAGCGACCACCAGACCCAGATCCCGAGCTCGCTCAGCAGGGGCCGGATGGCCTCGACGAGGTCGCTCTCCTTGGCGTATCGGTAATGATGGAAGGTGTTCTCGCCGGACTTTCGGATCTGGCCGACGAGGCCGGTGATGAGGGCGAGCTTGGCGACGAGGTTCTTGGGTCGAGCCCCGACCTCCGGCAATCGCTCGACCAGCTCCTTCCGGCGAAGTTCGTATTCCTCGTACGTGATCTCCGGCTCGGCTGGGATGCCGTTGCCCGACTCCTCGGTAACGGCTGGCGTGGGTTTCGTCTTTGCGGGCACGGCGGGCTCCTCATCATAGGCTTCGAGTGGCTTACCCATCGAGCGACTCCTCATAGGGCTGGCAGGCATGACGGACCGGGCAGTATCGACAAGCCCCGTTCTCGAGGCCGTTGGGCGGGTACTGATCCTTGGCGATCCCGTTGGCGATCGTCTCGAGCCGGCGGGCGAAGCTGCGGACCGCCGAGTCGCTGATCGGGCCCCCGTTGGCGATGGGCACATAGTATGGTCGGTCGCGGAGCAGGCGGATCATGATATCGAGCTGGACATCCCTCTCTTTCTTGCCGAGGAGAACGCGGACCCCGAGCGCGTACCCCTCCTGCTGGAAGGCATAGACGCTCGGATCTCGTGGCTTCGAGCGCTTGATCTTCAGGTCCCTGACGTTGATGTCCGTGTCGATCAGGTCTGGGTGGATCGAGTACGGGATGCCATCGATGTCGATCCTCAGCGCCGCCTCGACGAACAGGGGGCGGATCTCAGGAGCCACGTCTTCAAGGTAGACCATCAGCGTCCGCTCACCTGACGCTCGGGCTTTCTCGAGATCCTCTTCCGGCTCGGTTACGGATGCCAGCTCGAAGGCGGCCACGGCATTGTAGGAGTCCACGTACTTCTGGAAGAAGTCGGACGCGAAGAAGATCTCTTCGTTGGCCGTCTGCAGAGTCGTGTGGGCGTACTCGAGCTTGTCTCGATAGTAGTCCTCGACGCCAGCGTGGACGGCGAGACCGATCGCTGCCCTGACGTTCTGCGCCTGAGGGACCATCTCGACGTATTCGAGATAGAACCTCCATCCGCAGCGACGATAGGCATCTGCGCTCGAGGACGAGAGGACGAGCTCAGTCACCGATGAGCCGCCCCGCCGGATCGAGGGCCGCTTCGTACATGGCCTTCGCCCAACGAGCGTCACCGAGGGCCGTGTGCTTGCCGTCAAGCTGTGGAACACCGAGCCGTCTGGCGAGCTCCATGGAGTCCCACGGCGGCCGGAGGTGGAGCCTGCCGGCGGCCATCGCCTCGACGTCGACGAGATGGTAGTGCCATGCTGGCGTCATCCCATGCTCGAGCAGGAGCTTGGTCAGGAACGTGGCGTCGAAGCTGGGTACGGCGCCGACGAGATGCTTGCCTGCCGTTCGCTTGGCGACCTCAGTGGCGACCTCGTCAGGAGAGTAGTAGTCAGGCTTCCCGAGCCGCTCCACGGGCACCTCGGCTCCGAGGCCCGCGTGTAGGTGTACTTCGCTTCTCTTCGGCCAGAGAGGCATGCGCTCGTAGAAGTGCGTGATGAAGAGCGCCATCGGGTCGGCGTTCTCGAGGTCGATCAGGTTGGGGTTGATCACCCACGAGACCTCAGCCCCATCCTCCTCGATGAGGGCGACCTCCCAGATGTTGTGCCTCCGTGGATCGACACCCGTGGTCTCCGTGTCGACGAAGATGAGGGTCACGACGTGGCCTCCAGCCATCTGATGACTCGCTCCAGCCCGCTTCTCAGGTTGATGGCTGGTTCGTGGAAGTAGCTCATTCGCGTTGGGTCCGCGCGCCGGTTGATCACGCCTTCGGGCTTCGACTCATCAGTCACGATCTTCGGGTGGTAGCCGATGATGCTCGCGGCCATGGCGGCTACCGACTCGAAGGTGATGCCGATGCCTCTGCCGATGTTCATGGTTTCGTAGCCAGTGAGTGGGGCCCGGAGACGGCTTGTCGTTGCCCCGACGATGTCCGAGACATGGATGAGGTCACGCTTCTGCTGCCCCGAGCCCCAGATCACAAGGGGGTCCTCTCGGGCGATTGCCCGTTGGCAGATCGCTGTCACCGGGTAAGAGTCTGGTTGGCCTTCTCCATATCCTGAGAACGGCCTGATGCAGAGCGTGTTGAGACCATAGCGGGTGGCCTTCCATGCCAACATCTCGCCGGCCAGCTTGGTGAACCCATAGAGCTCGTCTGGGGCTAGCCAGCTGGGATCGGCCGCGTTGAACCGGCCCTCATGAAGCTGCCCGGCGTCCTTACGCTGCAGGATGGCCCCATAGACCGCGCTGGAGCTCGGATAGACGGCCACCTCGGTGTGCCCGATGGCCCATCGGAAGAAGGCCGAGTCGAGCTCGAGAGAGCGAGCGTTGTACATCGGGTCGCCCTCGATCATCTCTCGTCCGCCGACCGGCGCTGCGAAGTGATAGGCGAGATCGAAGCGCTCATCCCAGAGCTCGGCGAAGGCGACAGCTGCGTCCTCTCGAATGATGCCCTCGCTCCATTCGGCGTGAGACGCAGACATGTCGTCGAAGGCCCAGACCGTGTCGTCGAGGAGACGATGGTGGGCTAGGAAGTGGCGTCCAAGGAAGCCGGCCGCGCCTGTGATCAGGACCTTCATGACGCACCCCAGATCTGGAAGCGGTAGGGCCAGCCGGGTTCGGTGAAGCTGAGCTCGATCATGGTGTCAGGCTTCCAACCAGTAGCGATGAGCATGTCCCGGTAGCCGTCGATGCCGAAGGACCACAGGTGCTCGGGGTTGTTGACGCCCGGTGGCTCCTCGACCGGCGACGAGGCCACGAGGTGTTTGCCTTGTCCACGAGCGGCCACGAGCAGCAGCTCCGGGTCTTCAACGTGTTCGAGGATCTCCGTGAGGACGACGACATCAACCTCCTGACCGCCCTGTGTCCGGAGCATGTGTAGGGCGTCAGTCGTCCAAACGGCCCCATGGGGGGCGGTGATGGCCGGTTGCGCGTTCTGTGGGCTGAGATCTCCGAGCCACGCGACGGAGAATGGATGGAGTCCGTAGGCGGCATCCACGATCGACGCATCCCCACAGGCGGGATCGAGGATGATGCGAGGCTTGTACCACGCGATCAGACCGGCGGTCACCAGCACGCGAGCCTGATGGTCGCGCCACTGGGTGTTGGAGCGGGCCGGCATGGTTGCGTAGTCAACTGTTGCCGACGGGTAGAGCCTGCGTCTCATGTCCCTCTCCATGTCAGCTTCTGGATCCGCCCGGGCTCGAGTTCCCAGTCCTTCGGCGATCCGCCCTTGTTGAAGGGTGTTCGGTGGGTCTCCTGCAGGGGCATGCCGCCCCACTTGCGGACGTAGTAGTCGCGGTTCTGCGGGAACGTCCGATGGTTCTCGCTTCTCAGCTGCGAGCTCGAGTTGATCGTGGCCGATCGTTCGTGGTGGTAGTTGGCCGGCAACGCCGTGACCGTGACCCCGAGCAGCCCGCAGCGATAGACGTAGTCGTTGTCCTCGAAGTAGGCCGGGTGGAAGTTCTCATCGAAGGTTCCGACCGTCTTGACCGTCCACGCTGAGACGGCGAAGGCCGACGGGGTCATCAGCATCCCCAGCGTCCCGCCGTCCTCCATGAACTCGGCGAGTCGCTCGAGGTCGCCGGCCGCGAAGGCGATGTCGTCGTTGATGATCGCCCACCATGGCGCCGACTCTTCCATGATCCTGTTCCACGAGGCGGAGACACCGAGGTTCCGCCCTTGATGGTCGACGGCGACCCTGTCCACAAGTGGGTTGACCTTGAGCGCGGCAGGATCGATTGAGCCATCTATGGTGTTGTCGATGACGTACAGAACGTCGACCTCGACGTCGATGCTGGCAACCATCTTGGCGAGCAGATCGACGCGCCGCAGGCATGGGACCCCGAGCACGGGGATCATGGCACCACCGGAAGTGAACCGAGCGCCTCGAGCGGCGTCCGCCCACAGTTGCGACAGAGGATCAAGAGCGTCGTGCCGGGTATCGAAACGTGGATGAACTGGACCCAATAGTGGTCGACCCACAGGCAGGGCGGAGTACGGTGCGCCAATGTGCGGTAGGTCATGGCCATGTCCATCCCGATCGTGCGGTCGAGTGACAGGCTCATCGTGGGTTCGGATAGTAGTGGTGGACGATCCTCGGCAGGAAGGCGAAGCTGACCTTGTCCTCGATCCACATCCGCGTCCAGAGATCGCCGTCCTCCGGTAGGCCGCGTTCGATACAGGCTGGATCGAAGCGGTAGCCGAGGTCGTGCTTCATCAGCCATGCTCCATCGCAGAAGGCGCCCATGCCCGGTGGCCATTGGCCAGCAGTCTGGCGATGCCCGTCAGGCCAGTGGTAGACGGAGATCCCATAGGCGAAGTCGTTCGGGGCTGACTCGACGAGGAGCAGGAGGCGTTCGACCGCGTCGGGTTCCCATGCGTCATCATCGTTGAGACAGGTGACATAGCGCCCAACGGCTGAGTCGAGACCGTAGTTGCGGGCCTCGAGCCCGAGCACGCACCATGCCTGACCGGGGTCGTCTGGATAGGCTTGATGGGGCAGGTTCGTGAAGCGGATCCTTGAGTCGAGCGGCATGATGCCGAGCATCAGCTCGACGGTCTCGTCGTCTGTGCCATCGCCGATGACGTGGATGTCGAGGGCCCGGTGCGTCTGGGCGATGATGGACGGCAGACAGCGTGTCCCGAGGAGCTTGGCCCGGTTGTAGGTCGGGACGATGACCGAGACGAGGCTCATCGCAGATCCAGCCATTGGCCGGTGGCGATGCCTTCCCAAGACTCACATGTCAGCTGCCGATCTCCGTCTCCACCCTCGCCTTCGATGCGGACGTAGCAGGCTCGCGGGACATAGTTCGACGTCGGGATCCACATGGTGCAACCCTCCCCACAGGACATCTGCATCAGGTGCGTGGTGGTATGGGCCGGCACGTCCCACTTCGAGACCACGAAGCCATACTCTGGGCCGCAGCCGGCGAGGAGCAAAGCGAGGGCGAGTACGATAGTCCTCATCGCTCGAGCCATGCCACGATCTTGTCGATCGCCGGGCTCCTGATCTCCTGCCCGTAGTTCAGGAACCGGTAGAGCTGGGCGTGATTGATGCCGATCTGCATTGCGACTGATCGGTAGCCGCTAACGGCTACCCGCTTGGTCAGCCTCCGCCGAAGTCTGTCGGTGAACATCTCGTGCGCTGGGCTCAACTGGTGAGCCTTCTTCACCTTCTTTCTTGTCCTCCCTAGGGCGGCCTCCCGGGAGGCGTGTTGCTTTCTAGGGTCAATGATGGTGGGCACGAAGCACCTCCCGAACGATCTGGATATCGATCGATGCCTGATGCTCGAGCCACTTGGCGTAGACCTGAGCGTCGTGTTCGTACATCTCCTTCGTGTTGACGCGTCTGTGGTTCTCGTCCCACGGGACGCTCGGGTTGTGTGCCGGGTGGAGGTGCTCGATCACCACGTTCGACAGGTAGTAGAGGCAGCCGGCGCCCTCTCCGAGCGTCCGCCACGCGTTGTCGAGGTAGAGATGCTTGGCCCCGGGCAGCCCCATCCAGCCGAGTGCCTCGACGATCTTCGAGCTGATGAAGACCTGAGTCGGGAGCGCCTGCCGCTGGGCGAGATCGTCCCCATAGGCGATGCCTCCGAGATCGAGGGCATCCTCGACGAGTAGGTCCCAGCCCGGTGTTCGGAAACGATGGTCGTCCCCGATGAAGCCGATGATCCCGAACTCGTCTGTCAGGGGATCAGGTGGCTGGACGCCGGTCTCATCGCTGCCGCCCACGGCCCAGTTGAGCGCCCGGTTCATGTTGCCGCCGGCTTCGGCAGGGACCTCCACTGTGAGCAGGCCCTTGTCCCTGATGATGTCTCGATAGTCGCCGAGGGACCGATCATCGAGATCGATCACTGCCGCCATCTCCGTGGTCCTCGATCGGCGTGTCCTGATGAAGCTCTCGGCGGCTTCCGCCAGAGCTCCGGGGTTTCCTCTCGATGGGCAGAGGACGACGATGCTCATGTCTCAGGCCATTCTCGGATTACCCTGATCGAGTCTCGGGCCTCCTGATCCATGATCCCCTCATCGACGGCTCGGTCGAGGATTGCTTCGACCTCCTCCGGTGGAACGATGATGACGTTCGGCTCGAGAGAACCCCGGATCGTCATCTCGCCCGGGCGAGCCTTCTTCGAGAGCTCCTTCTTGGTCTCCATCACGACTCCTTGATGCCGTACTTCTTGATCAGGCGGACGATCCTCGCGTACGCCCTCCTCTGGCGACGCGTCCCCCTGCGGTGTGCCTGATGTGCGTGGCGGTCGACGTATCGTGGCCGTCCGAGGTTGTCGTTCAGCTTCATTCGTCGAGCCCTTCAGGCCTCCTTCTGGTTGGTCATCGTTCTTCGTACCCGTCGAACCATCGGCCATGCAGCCTTGTCCGGCGACGAGCCCACGACCCCTTGGCCGTGTTGCTGCTCGTCTCAGGGTCACTGCAATGGCGTTGCGCCTCTTCGAGGGAGCAGCGCGCGATGATCGTGCGTTGGTAGCCGGGCTTGTCGAAGTAGAAGCGAACGACGCGGTAGCTCATTCGTCGAGCCCTTCAGGCATCGGGGTCCCGGTGTTCCCGCCGGCCGCGACGGTCACGGCCTGCACGACAGTCACGATCTCGTCGGCGTGGACATCGGTTTCGAGATCAATGTTCGTGACCCATGTGCTCTTGCCCATGCGCAGGCGATGAACAGCCCCATGACGGAGCTCGCCGACCAGCGCGTCCCCGGGCACCCGGAACTGGAAGACGATGATCTCGCCGTGGATCGACAGGCCGATCGGAGAGCCCATCGGTGTTTCTCCATCGGTCGTAATCAGCACGCCTTCGACATCGTCGATCTTGATCTCGGCTGGCATCGCTGGGCGCTTGGAGAAGAAGTCCCTGATGGACCGGAGGGGCCGATCTTTCGGACTCTGCCTCTTTATCTCCATGATGAAGGCATCGACCTCTATCTCGAGATCCTTGACTCGTCTGAGGAGATCCTCCCTACGCTGGTCCCGAGAGGAGGCCGTTCTCGTAGAGCCAGTAGAGTCTGGCTTCTCCGAGGTTGTAGACGAGGTGGTGGGATCGGACCCCGAGGGGGTGGTCATCGATCAGCTCCTTGACGCGCTGGATGTTTGGCTCGCTGGGGGCCTTCTTGGCCACATCGATGGCATACCTGAGCTCGAGCGTCAGTCGCTTCTGGCTGTAGGGCTCAAGGCTACGTCTCCGTGTTTGTCTGCGGGGCATCGATCCTCCTGAATGGCGCCTGATGACGCATCGCGCCTGCGATCTTGCCGGTGTGCTTCTTGCTTCTGCAATCGAGGTTGTCGCACTCGGAGAGCCCCCATCGAGGATCGATGCTGGGCTGAACGGGGAAGGTCGGCCTGCCGACCCCGCAGGTGACGCACCGCCACTGGCCTACGATCGGGTCGCCCAACGCATGGCCTCTGCGCGCATCGGCTCGCTAGTCGGAACGTCGACGAGCATGACCTTGAGACGGGCCCGGTACTTGTCGCTGATCTTGGGTGGGAAGCGGACGCCGATCATGCGTTGCCACTCACCGACGAGCAGTTGGGCACGATAGTGAAGGCGCCAGAGCGCCTCCTGTTCCTCGCCCTGATCGAGATAGCGCAGGGCGGCGAGGGTCAGGTACTCGCGAATGCCCGACCGGGTCGGGGCACGGTCGCCCCAGTGGACGTAACCACCCGAGTATGATCCGTGGTGGGAGTCGTGCGTCGCGAGGAAGCAGCGCTGGCCGTTCGGCAGGATGCCCCGGCAGCGGGGGATGCCGAGCTTGCTGGTGATGGCCTCGTACGTTGGGAGACTCATTGCTGCACCATCACGCAGACGAGCGTCTCCCCCGCCCTGACGAGCTGACCTTCGACATCGACGCAGTACTGCGTCAAGGCGGTGTCCGAGTTCACCACCGCCCACGCGATGGTGAACACGATGATGCCGATGAGAGTGAACACAATGATTGCCCCGATCCAGTCCCCGCTCATGCCCTGACCACCTCTCCGGAGCGCGTGTCGACCACGCGATAGGCCTCGATCCCGAACCAGCGCATCATCAGATCGAAGGCCCAGCGATCGGCCTCTTCGTCGGTCGCGAAGTGCAGGCCGTTGCGGATCCATTCGGGGCTACCGTTCTCGCGCACCTCGACGATGAATGGTGCGCCGAGCTCGATCTGGAGATGGTCGATGGACGCGGACACATTGTCGACGACGGACAGGTTGACGGTTATTGGTGCCTCACTCATCACTCTCTCCTGTGCTCATGACCAATCGATGTGCGGGGCCGCTCGGTCGAGTGCGGGGCCGAAGCGCTCGAGTGCCTCGCGATCCTCATGGGTGAAGGCGGACAGGACGCGCGCCGGCACGGGTCCCAGCTGGTAGCGCGTGATCTTGTAGCGCTCCTCGAGACCGACGAGGACGCTGGCTGCGTCACCTGCCCAGCCGATGGGCGCCTTGAAGATGAAGCCGGTTCCCTCAAACGGGCCACCCTTCGTCCAGATGCGTGCTCGCCAGATACGTGGCCGTGGTGTCGCCTCAGGCATCGGTGTCCTCCTTGGCCTCAGGGAGCAGACCGTTCTCGCTCAAGAACTCGTGGAGCTCGTCGTAGTGGCTGCTGAATGCCTCCAGCGTGGCGCTGGCCTCGCGCTCGAACGCGAGGCGTTCGTCCCACTTCTCGAAGTCGATCAGGGGCCGGATGTTGTCGATGATCAGCTGGCGCAGGACGGTCGGCTCTAGTGCGTCAAGCTCCCAGCTTTCCCGACCGAAGCGAGCGATGTATCGGCGGGCCCGCGAGTCGGTGATCTTTGCAGGGTTGGGTGGCGGGCTGTAGGTTTCGACCTGTGGCATGTTGAGGGCGATCCGATTGACTTCCAGAGCCCCCGATGAATAGCCATCGCCCTCCAAGAAAAGCCAGAGGCGTTCGCTGATGTCGCGGGTCATGTCGATGCCCGACGGGTCGTGGTCTCCGAGGTGGAGGATCGTGACGTGCTCGGCACCGTCATCGAAGTAGCCTTCGATCCGCTGCGCAGCTGCCCAGACCTCCGAGGCCGACGTGTAGCCACGGCAGGAGAAGTACGGCGTCCGGTAGCGTCCGGCGGCCCGACCAACGACATCGACGAGAGCGTCCTTCTCGACCCATACCTCGACTCGTTCGGTCTGGCCTTGCCAGAGGGCTGCGTAGAACGAAAGGTCGGCGACAACAGACGCCGGGTCGCTGTCGTGCCCATCGCCGCCGCGCACGTTGCGCGTACGATCAGTGATCAGTGACCAGTCGAAGAGCCCCGCGTATCGGGCGTCGTTGATGATCGACCCGAGGCGCTTGTACTCGGTATCGCGGTTCGGGATCAAGTCCCGTGCGACGAACTGATAGTAGAGCTGGCGAAGGGTCAGGCTGTCGCCGCCACGGGCGTAACTCATGGCGATCGTGTTGGCCATGTCGATGATGGCCAACGCGGCTGGGCGAAAGTTGACTTCCCGGTACTGGATGAGCGGCATGCTCAGAGACCTCGGTTCCTGAGGAAGACTGCGAGCCAGACGAAGAAGATGGCCCCGATGACGAAAGCGATGAACTCCATGTCACGCCCCCGACGCGAAGAGCAGGATGAGGAAGAGCGAGCCGCCGAGGACGATCACGATCGCCTGAGCGATGACCAGAGCCACGCGGGGCCAGTCGATGCGCTCGGCATCCTCGATGCGCCAAGCCTGATTGCGACGCTTTACCATGGCACGATCACCCGTCCTTCAACTTGCGGCATGAGGATGTCGGTTTCTTCGAGGTCTTCGTCCTCCCACGAGGCGACGATGGTCCCGATCTCGTCATCGGAGACATAGACGCCCTGCAGGCGCATGGGGCTCGGCAGGTCAGGCGTCGAGAAGAGCATGTCGCCCTTGCCGGTCAGGTTCTCGGCACCCGTCTGATCGAGGATGACCCGAGAGTCGATGCCGGACGCCACGGTGAAGGCGATCCGGGCAGGGATGTTGGCCTTGAGGACGCCGGTGATGACGTCGACGGAGGGACGTTGGGTGGCGAGCACGAGATGGAGCCCGACCGCTCGTGCCTTCTGGGCGATGCGCACGAGGAGCGGCTCGATGGTCCGATCCTGCATGAGTAGGTCGGCTAGCTCGTCGACCACCACGACGATGTACGGCCAGCCACCACCCGGAGCACGGTTGTAACTCCTGATGTCCCGGTACCCCTGCTCGGCGAGCCCGGCGTAGCGGTCCTCCATCTCGGCCACCGCCCACTCCAGACCGACCCTCGCCTCGCGGGCGTTGTCGATCGGCGTCGTGAGCATGTGCGGGACGAGGGTGTAGGTCGTCAGCTCGACGCCCTTGAGGTCGATCAGGACGAAGCGGACCTCTTCGGGCTTGTAGCGGAGCAGGCTGCAGATCAGGGCGTTGACCATGACGCTCTTGCCGGACCCAGTGGTGCCGGCGATGAGGAGGTGCGGCAGGGCACGGAGGTCGGAGCCGACGGCCTGCCCGTCTGGCCCTCGCCCGAGGGCGAATGTGAGGGGCGTGGGCCCGATGGCGTCGAGGACCTCAGCGAGGCCCACCGTGACGCGCTCCGCATTCGGCACCTCGATGCCGATCACGTCACGCCCCGGGATGGGCGCTTCGATCCGCACGCTGCGAGCCGAGAGGGCCATGGCGAGGTCGTCCTCGAGACCACGGACGGCGGCGACGCGCACTCCGGGGTCGAGGAGGACCTCGTACCGCGTCACGACCGGGCCGGTTCGCGCGCCGACCACGGTAGCATGGATGCCGAGCTCGGCCAGCTTGGCGCTGAGAAGATTGTTCGTGCTCAAGGGACCCCTCTCACCCCTCAGCCAGTGGACCAACGTGACGGTCCTACCGATTAGTCAGTCTTGGCTGAGGGCTATCCACTATACCAGACGGGTGGGCCCCAAGGAAGTCCTCCACTCACTCCTCGGCGAGCTTACGTTGGACAAACTCGTCATACGTTTCGTCTGGGTGACTCTCCTTATCCGGGTCATTCTCGTACTCATACCAGTAGTCTGTTCGTTCCTCGATGCTCAGGATGCTGTGGTCGGGGACGTCGGCGACCGGTAGCTCGTCCCTCGACTCGGCTTCGGCGATGGCCTCGCCGATGTCACGCATCGGGCGGTGGTCGCCGATGAAGCTGATGTGGTTTCCGGCCTCGTCGGTACCGAAGCCGTAGCCGATGGTCGACATGGGCGGGATGGTGATCCGGGTGACGGTGACGTTCATGCGAAGTACCTCACGGCCCCGTCGTTCACGAGGTCGGTGATCCGATCCTTGGTCCCGACGATGCCCTGCTCGAGGGTGGCCTCGACTTCGGGCGGGATGCGCCCACGCAGGGAGGCTAGGGCGAGCGTCTGCGTCTGGAGGAGGTAGTCGTAGTCGTCGATCGAGCCCTCATCGTCGTGATCGACGATGTAGACCTCAGGCTCCCCGTTGCCGGGGGCAGTGATCGTCCACTGCTCGACGCCTCTGGTGATGTTGATGTAGACGACTGGTCGCGGGGTCATGCGTTCCTCCTTCTGGCGCGTTGGCGTTCCTGATCGGCCATCCTCTGGATGACGTCGACAGCGACTTCTAGCCCTAGCTGGTAGCCCTCCAACATCGGCGGCAGGCGTTTCTTCTCCGCGTACTGGCGGAGCTTGACGGCTGGCGCCTCAAGTTCACGTGCGGCCCGCTGGAGGAGGTAGGCGCTCCCGCTCAAGGACGTGACTCGACGGCGACGGATCGCGTCTCCTCTTGCCGTTCGGCCTCCTGATCGAGGTAGGCCATGCCGACCGCATACCAGTGCTTCGCGTCGCTCCTGATTGACTCGACGTTGCCGTCCGGGTAGCGGAAGGCGATGACGACCGGGGCTCCGAGGCGGCCCGGGTAGACGTGGACCCTGACGCCGAGGGTCTGACCGTAACGTTCGAGTCGTTGGCCGTCTGTCGGTTCGGGGAAGTGGCGTGGGCAGTGGCCATCGTGCGACTGAGCACACGGCGGACACTCAACACAGTGCCCACGGCGGTCGAGGATCATGTTCGAGTCTCCTTCGGGTGCCAGTCGCGGCATCTACAGCGGCCGCGCTGATTGAACTGCTCGGGTCGGTGATCGACGCCAGCTGGCGTGGCGGTCATGAAGCAGGGCGTCCGACCCTTCGACTTCCCGTCTCTCGCCCGTTGCCAGCCGGACGGCGGTGGGCGCTTGTGCCAGACGCGGCCATGGGCGCAGCGGCAGAGCATCAGTCGTTGTTGACGCGGTAGGCGCCAGCCGGTGTGGGTCGCAGCATGGCCGCGACGAAGGCGGGATCGGGCGCAGGACGGAGGGCGCGTTCGGCATCACGTGCTGCCCGGTCCTGCGCTCGACGGGTCAGATCGCCCGGATACGTCGTGCGGAGCATGACCTCGTTGTCAGGATTGAGGGCGAGGCTGACGTGGAACGGATGACCTGAGGCGATGAAGCGTTCATGCTGCGTGCAGTGGACCCGGTACTCTCGGGGCCAGACGGTGGCACCCGTGGCGTCCCTAGAGCAGCGCTTGCCGTTGGTGGTGTTGATCGCGGTGCAGCGGATCATCTGAAAGCTCCATTGAACTCGGGCTGGCCTTCGACGTTGATGTCAGGCGGCGGGCCATCCTCATCCTGCCCTTCGCAGTCGTGTCCATAGAACCACTCGTCGGCGTCCTGTCCGTCGGTAAGGTCGAACACGCGCCAGCACTCGGGGCACTTGGCCTTGGTCGGGATGGAGCCCGGTCCGGTCATCTGGTGGGGAGTCACGCCTCGACCTTCCTTCCCAAGAAACTGGCGAGTGCCTCGTCAGCCTTGACCATGGCGCGGATGTCGGTCAGGCGCAGGCCTCGGGCATGGGCATCAGGGATCGCCCAGCCGTCGCCGAGGTCCAGATGGACCAGCTGCAGAGGCCTGACGCTCCAGACGAGGTACTGCGCGTATCCATCGGCGTACGGGAAGCGCACCACCTTGCCGATGATCGGATCGGGTTCCGAGCGCTGGACGTCTCGCGCGCAGGCGGCGAGCCGCTCGATGTACTCGGCCTCGATGGCCTCCCAGCGCTGATCACGATAGTCCTCCATCGTGATGGCCGGAGCCTCGAAGCCCTTCGGTGGGCTGTAGACCGTTGCCATGTTTGTCCTCCTGCTCAGTAGGCCTATCAAGTATGGGGGATGGGTGGACGATGGTCAACCGAGCCTGCTCAGGCAGACCGGCCCGATGCCGCGCTCGATGGACGTCTCGTCGGTCAGGGTGCGTCCGCAGACGGCGCACACCCCGTACAGCTTGCCGAAGGCGGCTGCATCCTCGGGTGAGAGTCGATCCGTCTCCGTCAGCTGGTAGGCCATGCCACGGGCTAGCTCCCAGCGGCCTGCGCCGTCCTCGACCACCAGCTGCTTGGCGTACAGGTGCCCGGACTCCCGGGCTGCCTGCACCTTGTAGACGACGTCATCCTTCCAGTACCAGCCCTCGGCCGCTGGCCCGGTGGTGGAAGGCCGATTGCGCAGGATCGCGGCCACCATGTTCGGGCTGAGCGGCTCACCGGCGACGACCTTGGCATGCATCGCCTGCTGGAAGGACCCCAAGGCGTCAGCCCATGTTCTGGCGAGGGCCACGGCCTCATCGTGCCCGGGGATGGCGGTAGCCTCGGCGGCTCGAGAAACATCCCGCGCCTTGGCGGCGAGGATGACCTCGACCTGACGCTCCGAGAGGCGCATGTACTTGGTGCCCCATCGGCGATCCGCTCGGATGTCGAGGATGAGACCCCAGCTGCCGGTGTACGCCTTGACGTAGGCCATGGCCTCGTCTCGGCGCGCTTTGGCCTCAGGGTCGGCCTTGGTCTCGGCCCGTTCGGTCTCACGCTCCGCGTGATCGGCATGTGCGACGAGGGGTGTCTGCCAGACGACCCGGCTGAAGGCCTCACTGCAATCGCTGCAGATGAGGCCTCCGAAGCCGGTTCCCGGGCAAGCCGTCAGGCCCGTGATCGGTGAAGCACCAGCCCTTGCCGTATGGCATCGGGCTGCACGGGCATGGCCCGGGGGCTGGGTGCGCTGATGGTCATCGGTCCCAAGCGGGCCAGACCGCGTTCTCGACGATGTCGAGGACTTTGGCTCGATCCTCGATGGTCAGACTGCCGGGATCGACATTGTCGGCTCCGGTCACGTAGGACTCGGCGAGGACATCACCCTCAGCATCGAGGAAGGCCTCGGGATGGTCTTGCAGGGTGTCGAGGCGGACTTCCACGACGGCCTCGTCTGGCCAGTTGCCTTGCTCGTCGGGCTCCGCGTCGAGATCGACGGTCGCGTAGACGGGGACGAGGTAGCGGACTGAAACGGTGCGCATCGTCAGGCCACCTTCACGTAGGCCTTGATGTGGACCTGAAACTCGCCGGCCTCCCAGATGGCCCAGCCGAGGGTCAAGCGCCCGTTGGCGTAGGCCTCGTGGTTCATCCGGTTGACGGTGGTCACCAGCTGGCGGAGACTGAGGGCGGGCTCGTCCTCGTCGCCCCAGCCGGTTGCGTCGGCGAAGAGAAGGACCTGACCAGCGCCGTAGTGGCCATGGCCGTGGGGGTCCTCGCCCGGGAGGTCGGTCCAGAGGGCGGATCGCCAGCCCTGCGGCACGTAGTCGCCGAGGAAGGGCATCGTCGTGACCGACTCACTGACGTCCTCGTCGTTGTAGAAGATGACGGGCTCACGCCGCTCCCGGCGTGCTTCCCGTGCCGCCTGCCGCTGCAGATCGGCGATGGTCGCGGTCGACATCATCAGGTGTCCTCCTGCTCAGGGGGTCCGGTCATCTGCCGGGCACCGTTGGCCGGTCGAGCGAGGCTCGGCCAGCCCTGCGGAAGCCGGGAGCGGGTCAGCGGGTCAGCCCGACGTCGGCCATGACACGCCAGACGGCGCGGCGGTCCTCGGGCTTTGTCGCGGTGCGGGTAAAGGCGCCGGTTTCGTAGCCGGCGACGTAGGCCATGGCCACCTCTTGGTACGCCTTCCGGTCGAGATCGTCGGCCGTGGTGTCGAGGTATTCGGCCAAGCCTTCGAGCACGTCGGAGACGGGGTCGCTGGCGTGCGCCTCGGCGGCCTCGCGGAGCTGTTGCGCTTGCTCGTGGTGGGTCAGGTCGGGGTAGCGGCGCATCATCAGGTGTCCTCCTGCTCAGGGGGTCCGGTCATCTGCCGGGCACCGGGGGCAGGCCGAGTCGCCTCGGCCCACCAGTCGGCGTCAGGGAGTGCCAGCACGCTCGTGATAGTCCATCATCCAGCGGCCAGCGTGATCCTCATACTCCCCGCTGAAGAGCATGATGCCGGTCTCCACCGGACTGCCATCCGTCCGGTGGGTTGCCCATCGTTGGGTCACGAAGGGCTGGAAGTCGGTGTCCCGGACGTAGGCCACGACACCCGTCCCGGGCTCGTGCTCGGTGAAGTCGACCACGATGGCGCACGGGTCCATCTTCCCCCGGATGAGGGTCTGCAGGGTCTCGCGTGTCACAGCAGGCCTGCCTCTTGCGCAGCCGTGACCTCGGGCCGGTCGGCGAGGGTCAGGCGGAAGCTGGGATGGGGGGCGTCGATGTAGGCTTCGGAGACGACGGCCTGAGACTTGCGCCCGTCGTAGGCGTAGACCTCGACGTAGACTGAGCCGTCCTCGTTGGCGATGACGTCGACGACGATCCCGTTGGCGATGACGGTCGCCCGATCAGGCTCGGCGAGGTACTCGGGTCCATGGGCGGTGATGGTGGGTGTCATCGGACGCTGTCCGCCAGCCGCTGGCGCAGGGCCATGGCCTGCACTCGACCGGTGCCGGTGCCGACGTCGGACCGCGAGGCGGCGTTGAAGCCGAGGGTGAATGCGAGGTCGACGATGGACCTCAGGATGCGGCGATCCGAACTCTTGCGGGCGACCTTGATGTCGTCCATGACCTGTGCGGCGAAGAAGGCCAACAGGTTCTCCTGCTCCTGAGCGCCGGGGGTGAGGTCGACTGTGATCACGTGAGCCTCCTTGTGGTGGCCCGCATCGGGCCGCTGCTCGGCTGGGTGGACAGGTGCGTCAGGAGCGCTGCGGTGGACGTGCGCCCCTCGACGTCACGGCAGCGCTCGCAGAACGCGTATTCCTCGGCGTCTCCGGGCAGGGTGTACCCGTGGCGACCGGGATGCTCGCAGGGCTCATACGGGTGGGTCATGCCAGCCGCTCCCGGGCCAGCCCCACGAGGGTGACCCACACGACCAGCAGGGCGGTCAGGGTGATGAGCGGGTCCATTACTCGGCCCCTCCTTCGGCGAAGTGGATGGCCAACCCATCACGCTTGACGAGGACTGACCATCGACCATCGGCGGTGACGATGACCGAGGCGAATGTGCGCCATGTCGCGGCGCGACCCTCGGCCGACTGTGATCCGAGTCGGTGGGTCTCCTTGCGGCGGGTGGAGTCGTTGCCGATTGCGGTCGCAATGGTCGCTGCCATCAGGCGATCCTCTCTCCGGTCAGGTGACCGGTCATCGTGAAGTCGGTGAGGTGGAGGCTTGCATCCCTTCGGTGAAGCGTCAGGCCATCCGGGTCATGGTCCGGGGCCAGCCGGTACAGGACATCCTCTGACAGGCTCTCAGTCAGGGGAACCCTTGGCGGAACGCCACGGGTGATGGTGCGGCCACAGCCCGCCCGAGCCGCTGATCGACGCATCACAGCACCAGCCCGATGCCAGCCGCGACGATGGCCGCGACGCCGGCGAGGATGCCGAGGGCAGCGGCGATGGTGGCCAGTGCGCCGACGAGGTCGACGAGGCCTGATCCGGTGTCGGTCTCGCCCGCCTCACGGGCGGCGAGGATGTCGGTGCGCAAGCGTGCGTCACGCTCACGCTGGGCGGCCTGTGCCGCCTCGATGCGCCTGCTCAGGGCGGTCATGCGACGGTCTCCGAGCGGCCAGCCGGGCACGGCGCGTGTCTCGTGTCGGCGGCGGCTGGCATGCGTCCATTGTCTCACGACTGCCCGCGCCTTGCAAGCGTGCTGGGCGGGTGGATGATCCGGCGATGGGCTCCCCGCTGGCCCTGTGGCCGCCTCAGGTCCACGGTGGGCGGGTGCTGGCGGCGCGATCCCCCCCACGTCGCGACCTCCCGCAGCAGCTGGGGCGGGCGTCGCGCCGCGCTTCTCCAGCCAGATCGTGCAGCTTGCAATGGGCGTCACCATGTGATACCGTTTGGGCATCACCACTACGCTGACGATGGGATGGCCATGACGGAACGTCACATTCATCGCTGGAAGGCGGCCTATACCCGCTGGGACAGGGCGACGGCTGCATCTCGTGCGCTGTCGAGGATCGGGAGTTGGTGTCAGGGCTGCGAGGCGTTCGAGAGGACGATCTTCGGGCCTGCTGACCAGAAGGTCGGGATGAGCCTCACCGAGATCGGACGGCGAGCAGGCGTGTCAGGATCCACGATGCGCATGGAGATCCGACTCGGGCGTCTCGCGCTCGAGGCCTACATCGATGGCGAGGTGATCGTGGCCGATGCTGAGGCGAACCGCTGGCTCAAGGAGCGTGGATGATGATCCGTGATATTAGCGTCGCGGTGGTGATCGCGGTCGGCTTCTTCGTTGGGACGATCATCGTGTCCGCGGGTGGCGAGCATCTCGATCGCGCGATGGGCTGGGCCGATGGTGCGACCGTCTTTCTGGTGGCAGTCTCGATCTTCGTGGGAGCCTTCGCCGTCATGTTCTGGCGGGTTGAGCGATCGTGATGACTGGCGGCTTCCTTGACGAGCTCGAAGCCCTCGCCCGCGCTGCGACGCCCGGACCGTGGTTCTACGACTCGTATTCGGGCGTCTTCTCGACGGTCATGGTGCAAAAGGGCGATGACTACACCGGCGTTGTCGCACGAGTGCCAGCGGACCACGGGGACTCGGCGCATGGACAATCGGCGTCGGACGCCGCCTACATCGCCGCCTGCTCCCCGGAAGTCATCCTCGCGCTGGTGGCCGTGGCGCGGGCTGCGGCTGATGTTGATGGCGCTTGGAGTACCGAGTCCGACAAGGATGGTGCGCCCATCCTCTGGTACGCGGAAGCAGGCGAGATCCTACTCGACCTCAAGACAGCCCTCGATGCATTGGAGGGGTTCCGATGACCGATGACCGTGCCGCCCTCTCGTCGGAGCCGGAGCGATGAGTGACCCGACCGTCTACATCGACTCGATGGGACATCTGTGGTCGGCCGATCGGGAGGCGCTGCACATCTTCGCGGCCCGCACCGGACTCAAGCGCGAGTGGTTCCAAGACCGACCCCGGCTCTACCACTACGACGTGACGACGCGCTTCATGCGGGGCATGGCGGTCTTCAACGGCGCTCAGAAGGTGTCGCCACGCCGTCTCGTCGCGCTCATTCAGGAGGCCAACGATGACTGACCACGACCCGCTGGCCGAGGCCATCGCGGTCGCTGGGTATGGACGTGGACGCGACTTCATCGACCAAGCCGCCGCTATCCGTGCCGCCCTCGACGCCGCAGGCTACGAAGTCCGCCCGAAGCTGGACGGATTGGAGTGCCCGGCTGCGAAGCACCACCGTGTGCGGAGCATGCTCAGGGGTTCGCGCATCATTGACTGGAATGAGGGCGGACCAGAGATAGAGCCAGACACTCTCACGTCGGACCGCTGCGTCGCGTGTGGGTACGACTTCCTCGCCGCCCTGAACGACGCGCCATGACGCGACCGGACCCGCTGGCCTCGGCGCTAGACCAAGAGTTTTGGACGAGTCCGCCTGCGAGCGAGGCCGCGCCATCTATTAGAAGTCATCTCCGCGAACGTGGCGTCTACCTCGTTACCGCCGAGCGGCTGGCGGCGGCGCTGCACGCGACTGACGCCAACACGCGTAAATGGGACGCGGGATGCCCGTCATGTATGCAACGAGCGACGAACATCCTCACCGCCCTCGCAGCGGAGGCCAGCGAGCCGTGAGTCACGGCCGTGTCTCGAGGACTTACCTACAGGGAGATCGGATCCTCTCCGGCCTCGACGAAACACATTGCCTCTGTGGCTGGTGGTCGAGACCGAACATGGATTACGCTGAGCACCTCGAGGAGGTCATCGCTGATCTGGAGGCGAGAGATGCCATTCGCAGGCTACACAGACCACGCCGACTGCGTGTCCAAGAACCGAGACAAGGGCGATCCTGATGCCTACTGCGCCACGATCGAGCGCAAGGTCCATGAAGGCAAGAAGGCGCTTGAGGTGCCCGACGAACACACCGGCGGTGCCGGCGAGATCTACGTCCACACGTCGCTGGCACCCAACCTCTGGTATGGCGATCACGTCTCGCTCATCGACCCCAAGGGCATGGCCATCGATGGCCTCGTGTCAGGCTTCCATCGAACCGGGATCCGAGTCCAGCCCTTGACGTGACAACTTGTCACACCTAGACTGGGATGGCGGACGGTAGCGCCTCTAGGGTCGACGTCCTTATCGGGGCCATCCGTCCGCGTCACACCCTCGCAGGAGACCCCCATGCCTGACCAGATCGACACGGCCATCGCCAACCAGCGCGTGGCCGTCAAGATGCTCAACATCGACATCACGATCGCCGGCACCGGCCGAAGATGCGCGATCCAGATCCCGGCAGACATGGGCGTTGGAGAACTACTCGAGCTCCTCTCCTTCTTGCCGGTAGGCATCGCGTCCGAGCTCCAGAAGCAGCGCAACCCAGCCAAGCGGATCCTCTTACCGGGAGTTCCATTGCCGAACGTCAAGTCATGAGCATCTTCCTGCCGATCCTCTTCGTCGGGCAGGTCCTCGATGGGCTGACCTTCGCCCTGTTCGCCCATCTCGCACCACCTGAGTTGCTCGAACTCGCCGAACAGAACGGGATCGCGATGGCCCTCTACGCCATCGGAGGTACGGCGCTCGTCGTGGGCACCAAGGTCGGCCTGTCGGGTTGGGCGTGGTGGCGTGGCTCGACAGGGGCGACCAAGTGGGGGTCCCGCATCCTGCGCGTCCTGTTGCCACTGGCCGCCATGAGCGGCTACCTTGGCTTCGTCTTCAACAGTGTGGCGATCCTCGGTCTCGTGGCCCGATGAACGAAGAACCCATGGACGACGCCGACTACTTCCTCTCGACCATGATGGCGCTCGTCATCTTTGGCGGACAGGACCCCGTGCGCACGATGGCAGCCGCCATCCACTCCGTCCTCTGGTTGGCCAAGCTCGATCCATCGGAAGCGGACAGGCTTCGACGGGGAGGGGACGCCTTCTTCGCTAACGGCAGGCCACCGGAGATGGTCGAGACCGAGCTTCGACAGCTCTGGGCGAACATGAAGTGAAGAAACCGCATGCGATCGCCCAGATCAAGTTTGCGGGGCCAGAGGGGTACCTGATGTGCGTTTGTGGCTGGAAGGTGGAGCATGAGACGGATGCTGGCCTCTATGCCCGCTATCAGGACCATCGGCGCGATGTGGGCCTCGCGGCCACGAACTCCGGCAACATGGCCGTCTCTGGTGCCGGCACGAGTGCGATGCGGGTGAGGAAGTGACCGGCCCTGACGATCTCACACCCGGCGAGCGACGCGTGCTCAGGGCAGTCGCGAGAAGTGGTTCGCAGAAAGAGGCCGCCGTCGAGCTCGGCATCAAGACCCAGACGGTCAAGAACATCCTCTACAACATCTACCGGCGGTTCGAGGTCGGTAACATCCTTTCCCTGTACCGTGAGATCGGCTGGCTGAAGATCCCGCCAACGGAGGGGCCATGACCTACACGATCAGCCAGATCGCCAAGATGACCGGCAGGAGCGAGGCCACGGTTCGCCAGCATCTGTCTCGTGGTCGCCTCCGGGCGTCGAGGGAAGGCGGGAGGACCACGGTCTCGCAGGCGGACCTCGATGCCTATCTGAGTTCAGAGGAGCTGGTCGCCACGGCGCCCAAGGTTCGAGGGGCAGCTGGCGCCGATGTCCCACGCGAGATCGGGAACATGATCAACCGCCTTCCACCCCATGTCGCAGAGGCGATCCTCGATGGCATCCCGACGGCGAAGCGTCAGGGTGGTCCCGATGCCTTCAACAGGATCGCTGTGACGTTCGCCACTCACGACGTGCCAGAGGAGAGCGACGATCCTCACTGGGGCTTCCCGATCGGCCATCAGCACGCTGACTCTCCCCGCTGGTACCGGGCGTCGGCTTCGACATGGCAACTCGGTGAAGCCCGTTGGAGCTGGAATGGGATCAACTGGGAAGGTGGCGGCTCTCGGGCCGGAGTGGTCCTCGACGAGGGGCTCAGCCCGGCACATCCGTGGTCCGATGGTCGACCGCTGGCGCCGCCCAAGAAGGTGTCGAAGTGAGCAGGCCCCGAACACCGCCATGGATGAGGCACGAGCTCGATGCGATCGCGATGAGGCACGATCTCGCTGCTCTCGAGCACTTCGATGCGATCGCTGCTCGACCCGATCACGTCCCGGTGGCCCCTGTTGATCAACCACCGCCCATCCCACGATCCACGAGACCGGTCTGGGATCTCGTGATCGAGGACATGAAGGAACGCAATAGAGTCGGCACCCTCCGGTACGGGACACCACTGCAGGTCCACAATGGACGTGACGCCCTTGTCGACGCGTACCAAGAGGCACTCGATCTCGTGGTCTACCTTCGACAGGAGATCGAAGAGAGGAGCTCGTAATGGACGTGGAAACAACCTCAGGCCAGCCCGAGGGTTGGGACGAGAAGACAGAGGACGAACAGATCGAGATGATCAAGGATGCTCAGGAGTCAGGGGAGCTGCCGGTCGATGAGCCGGTCGAAGAGGAAGCCCCGAAGCCCACACCGACTCTCACCCAGCCAGACGGTGCGCCGCAGGACCCGATCACATGGGCCCGTGTCGGTGGTGAGAACAGCTGGCACATCGTCGACTCATACACTCGAGCTGGCTCCATCGCGCTCGACGGCAAGACGATGCTCTGGCCTGAATATCGGCCCGACCTCGGTGCTGAGAAGTCGTGCGAGGTCTGCATGCGCATCTACATGCAGCGCAAGGACCTTTAGCGGCCCCGTCTCGGAGGGGGGATCGAGAGCGGGGCCATCGCAAGCATGGGAGGGCCACGTCGGATGGTCAACACCAACAACCGGATCGAAGGTCGGGGCATCAGCCGCCACCCGCTGGCCGATGTCGAGAACCCGAGGCAGTACTCGAAGGTCGGCACTGTCTTCGCCGTCGAGGCCCCGATCGGCGGCGTGATCTCGACGCCTGAGGGCGAGATGCGCTTTCAGGCGGGCGACTTCATCGTCACCGACAACCCGGTCACGCACGCATGGCCGGTGCAGGCTCAGGTCTTTCGGAACACGTATCACCTGATCGGCGAGATCGCTTCCCCGGGGGTTGTCCCGACCGAGGTCAAACGAGCGGCCATCAAGCGCAAGCCACGGGCGCGGGCGGCCAAGGTCCCTCGGCGTCAGACAGGCCCGCGAACGTCATTCCCGGGCAAGCGCAAAGGTCCCGGAGAGCCCGGTCGCGACATGGCCGCCATCGCCGACTCGGTATCGACGGAAGCCCTCGGTGGATAGGCAGGCCCGGTGCCTCGCCCGGAACAAGCACAACCAGCGCTGCAAGTTCCGGGCAGGCCATCTCGGGCGCCACAAGGCCTTCGGCATCGAGTTCGATGCTTGACAACGAGGCCTTGGTGACCGCTATCGAGCAGTTCGACGATCTCCTGCTCATGGAGCCCAGAAGCCGATACGACAGCTGCATCCTCGGCGTCGGATATCGGTTCCATGACAGCTTCGTGGTCTACGATCGGTCATGCATTCTGCGCGTGATTGCCGAAGACGCGGAGCCCGAGGATGAAGAGGGGGCTGACGTCATGACCGAGGCTCTCGAGCACTTCGAGTTCAACATCGTCGGTGCGTGGGTCGGAGAGCACACTCCGGCGTTCCTGACCACCGATCCGGGCGAACTGTGACCACGATCGCGTGGGATCAGCTCACGTGGCGCCCAGACGATCCAGACCGTCGCTGTTACACCTGTGGCTCCAGCCCCACATTCCGCTTCCGAGACGGATCCCCCGGGTACAGCTGTGGGCCGCATCCGCCGGTCACGCTCTATGAGCCGTACCCATGGACGCCGGCTCCAGAGATCTGGGTCGAGCTTGACGACAACGAGCGAGAGATGGTCGAGACGCACGCGAAGAAGGTTGTCGAGATGGATATCGCCGCAGGATTGAAGATGTACTTCAGTCCGGGCGGCGGCGAGTCTCGACTCGATGTCAACATCCGTGGATACGGGGCAGAGTTCGCTGCCTCGAAGTGGACCGGCTTGCCGTGGAACCACCGACTCTTCAATCCGAGGACGTATCGTCGTGACCAGAAGACGCACGATATCGGACGTCGGGTGGAAGTGAAGAACGCCATCCACCAGAATGGCCGACTCGCCTGCTCGTCTGATGACCCCGAACGAGTCCATCTTCTTCTCGTAGGCGACATGCCGCGCTTCAGGATCTGTGGCTGGATGGAGGGGATCGATCTCCACGTTCCCGGGCGGCGGCAAGAGCCGCCGGCGGTCAGGTACGCCGCCTACTTTGCCCGGCAGGCCGACCTGAAGCCGATGCCGCTCCCGGACGACGCATGAACGACAAGGTCGACGTCTGGGGCGGGACGAACCACTGTGAAGAGGAGGGTTGCCACTTCGCCGTCCGCTTCGAGAACTGCCGATCGGAAGATGAGGCGATCGCCCTCATGACCGCCATTTCCATGTCGCACTACCGAGACGCCCACCCCGGCAAGCTGGTCGATCTCAACTTCAACATCGAGGACAGCAAGTACGAGCAGACCATACGGAACGGTCTGGTCAACTGAAGGAGGATCGAGGATGGCTCGAGGAGACTTCATCGACGTGACCTATCGGACCGGGGAGACCTCCGGTTCGCATCGCATGCAGACGTCGTCCATCGGCGGTTCTGTTGACTGGCTTCAGCCGAGGCCGAACGAGGCCTTCATCGAAGTCCACGAGCTGAACAAGGCCGGGGCGGTGGTTCGCAAGGCGTTCTTCGCCAAGGGCGACGTCATCGCTCTGATCGAGGGCAATGTCGGCCCCACGGCCTTCAGAAGGGTGGTCAAGAAGTGAAGGTCATCGACAAGACCCGTTGGCCGATGGCCAAGATCACCGGTGGTCCACACGGCAAGAATACGGTCATCGAGATCGGTGGCCAGAAGCTCGAGAAGGTCAGCCGAGTTGAGCTCGTCCTCGACGCCATGGATGCCGTTCGACTGACGGTCTGGCAGTTCGTCGAGGCAACGGTCGAGATCGAGGTTCCGGGCATCTCCAAGCTCACGCGGATCAAGATCTACGGCCTGATCCCGAACCTCGAGACCGACACGATGGATCGCGAACTCCTTGCTGCTGGTGATGGGGCAACCCTCAGGCAGGCACTCCATGCGGCTGCCGACAGCCTGCCCCCGGAGGTGACCGATGAGCTTGTTCAGTGAGCCGATCCGGGCACACGCTATCGTTGGCTCGGTGCCGGAGGTCGTTCTCTGGCTCGGGATCATCGAGTGGGATGCCATCGTCTGCCGCAGCGACGGAACCGTCTCGAAGACAGGCCTCGGGAACGTCACTGTCGATTGGCGGTACAACGAAAGGCTGGATCAATGGGACAGGCTAGGAGCGGGAGAAGAAGATGGCGAAGACGGACCTTGAAGCCCGCCTCGAGGCCAGCTTGGTCCTCCTGACGCTCCGCCTGCAGGCGCCGATCCATATCGACAGGCTCGTGGAGAAGACCGGTCTGACGCGCAAGCAGGTGGCCCACGATCTCCTCTGGATCAGGATCTCAGGTCATGATGTGCGCATCGCCGATGAGGTCGTCAGTCTCCGGGCCTAGTGCTACCCTGCGCGCATGTCAGCGTTCAAGTACGACTACATCGCCCTCGAGACGGAGTTCGTGCGCGGCAAGATGTCGGTCCGAGAGCTCGCTCGCAGGCACGACATTCCGCAGGAACGCGTGAGCTCGCTCCACCTTCAGGCCAGAAAGAAGGATGGTCAGGGTCGCACGTGGTACGACAAGCGTGCCGAGCTTCAGGATCGTTCCGCGAACAAGGTGATCACCGTTCTCGCCGACAGAGAGGCCGCCCGCCGGGTCAAGGAGGCCGATGTCGTCGATCATGCCCTCGATCTGATCGACGAAGCGATCCTGTCGGCAGTCCAAACGGCCAAGCTGCTCGTTGAGGTCGCGGGCCCCGATGGGAAGACACACTTCGAGCGCAAGTATCGGATCGGGATCCGCGACGTCTCGACGCTGATCGATCGCTTGGGCGCCCTGATGGGTCGCGCATCCAGTTCGCCTGAGGAGGGCATCAACTTTGGCGCCAACGCCAACGTCAACGTCAACGTCGACGGAGAGTCCGACCTCGGCATTGCAGTCCTCGAACGACTGGCTGGCATCTCTCGAGGCCGATCCAGAGCAGCTCACGCCAGAACAGTGGGATCTGGTTCACTCCCAGACGCTGAGGGCGCTCGCCCCAACTAACTCGCTCGAGGGACTCCTCGCCTTCGGTGAGTACGTCTTCGGCTACCGCCCGGAAGCGCATCACGTGGAGATGTGCCGGGCGATCCTGAGCGCGATCTACACGAAGACCAATACGCTCATTCTGATGCCGGCAGGCTCAGCCAAGACGACGTGGGGCAACACGATCTTCCTGAGCTGGCTGATTGCCCTCTTCAAGGACGTCCGCGTCGGGCTCTTCAGCCAGACGGCTCCGTTCGCCGATGCCTTCAGTCGGGCGATCATGGCGACGTATGAGTCCAACGACCACTTCCGCGAGCTCTTCGGCAACCTCATCGGCTCGAGGTGGACGGCCGGCGAATGGCTCAGGCGGGACTCCAAGTGGTCAGCCAGCAAGGATCTGACCATCTTCGCCGGCGGCACAGGCGGACAGGTCGCCTCGAAGCGTTTCGATGTCCTGCTCTGCGACGACCTTCTCGGCAAGGACAACACGGACACGCTCGACCAGAGAGAGAAAGTCAGGAGCTGGTTCGACAACCCGCTCAGTCGACGGGTCGTGGCTCAGGGCGTGACGATCGTCTTCGGGACCCGCTGGGCAGATGGCGATCTCTACGAGATCCTCATGACCCCTATCGGCCAGCTGACGGACAACGGTGAGCCCGGGTATGGCTTCAAGACCATCGTCATGAAGGCCCTCATCGAAGACGAAGGCCCAGACGTCTCCGAGTATGACGACGAGGGGCGTCCGGTCCTCGTTCGGCGGGACGGCTTCATCTCCTACTGGGAGGAGCTCTGGCCGGTCGAGTTCCTGCTCTCCGAGCGGGCCAAGAACCCCTCGCTCTTCGACCTCTCGATGCAGAACGACACGACTGGCGTGATCAGCGGCGACCTCTTCCAACGCCACTGGTATCAGTACTACGGGACGCCGCATGGGGATCCACGGGGGGAGCTTCCGGATGGTCGGTCATATACGACTCGATTGGGCATCGACCTCGCGAGCTCGGTCAAGGAGCGGGCCGACTTCACGGCAGCCATCACGACTGCTGAGGACCGCGATGGGAACTTCTTTGTGATGCGCGAGCACCGCGACAAGATCGGCGCCGGACACTCGGACTACATCGCGATGCGCTACTCGGAGACACCCGGCATCGGCTCTGTGCCCATCGAGTCGGTCCAGTTCCAGTCGACGATCGTGGCCGAGATGATGGACCAATATCCTCGGATCCCGGTCGTCAAGTACCAGACGGACTCCGACAAGCGGACGAGGGCTTCTGCGGTCGCCGAGAAGTACCGTGGCCACAAGGTCTGGCACCATGCCTCACTCAAGAATGGCCTCCTCGAGCGAGAGCAGATGGGCTTCCCGAAAGGACACGATGATCTCGTCGACGCCGAGGGCTTCTCGATGCAGCTCGGTGGCGGCAGTTTCTTCTTCGGCAAGCTCAGGAACCGGTGATACGCTAGGCGATGTGCCGTTCGATGCGTCCTCGCTCGACATCCTTCTCGGACCCGTCGGTCTGACGTTTGGGGCCGTCCTGCTCTTGTGGCTCTTCGTCACCGAGCGCATCATTCCTCGTGGCAGGCTCGAAGATCAGAAGGCAGCGACAGCAGCCGCGCTCGCGGGTTGGCGTGACGCGAACCTGACCACCGAGAAGATGGCTGAGGCCCTCGAGACGCGCAATACGCTCGACACCGAGGCGCTCAGGACGCTTCGAGAGCAAGGGGAGCGAGATCGGGGGCGAAGGGAGGGGCGAGGCAGATGAGCCGCCCACCTGACCGGTCAGAGGAAACGCAACTCAAGTCCGAAGTGGATGCAGAAAAGGCCAAGACAGCCGAGACCAAGTCGAGGGCGCTGCGGGCGATCGAAGTGCTGAAGGGCAATCAGGGGGCACTCGTTCAGGCATACGAACAGGCTGGGAAGAGACGGAAGTGAGCCTCGAAGTGGCGGCCATCATCGGCCTGATGACCCTCAGCCTGATCGTGACCATCATGGTCACAGCAATCCTCCTCGTAGCGGCTATCTCCAATCGGGGGGTCGGCGTCCTCCGCGAGCGGGCTGGTATCTCGATGGGTCTGACGACGCTCTATGTCCTCGGGTACATCAGGTTCGTCGCCCGCGACCAGCTCGATGAACAAACCCTGTTTCTTCTCTCTCTGCTCATGATCGCGGCCCTCGCGATCCCACAGCTCTACTTCCTGTATCTCTACCTGACGAGACGCTGGTGAGCATCACCCACGCCACGCCGGCAGCCCCCGGCGGTATCAGCGCAACCGAATGGGACGAGGTCCATCTGGGTGGCGGGCTGTCGTGGACAAAGATGGATGAGCCGCCAGCCTCCCCGGACTCCATCAACATGGAGTTCGACTCAGCATCGATGACGGGTTGGACGTTCCAAGCCTCGAGCGGATCCCCGACGAACGCCTCCCTCGGCGAATGGCAGGAAGGCGCGAACCCCAGTAACCCGACGTGGAATGCCGACACCGACATCCCGAGCGCGCTCGTCATGCAGGCCCTATCGGGCGCCAACACGATGAAGTGCTATCGGTCGTTCGCTCCCTCGAGTGGCACACGTTGGGCCGTCTTTACCAAGGTTCGTCTCATCCGACTCGCCGCTGGGGGCGCCAACACACTCCGGGCGAGGCTCTTCATCGAGAACACGACCCCGACCGCGTCGCAGGACTTCCCCGTGGACGGCATCCTCGTCGAGCTTGGTTGGGACAGCGACCACTTCGAGCTCCGAGCCTTCTCGGTCAACAATGGATCGGCTGGCACGGTCACTTCCTTAGCCTTCGGGCATAGCGGCACGCTCTACATCGCCCTGACATGTGCGACGAGCAACGCGATCACCGCTTGGTCATCTCTCGACGGCCTCAGTTGGGTTCTGCTCTCGACCTATTCTGGGCTCGACATCAATGGCGCAGTCAGCCACGTCGCCCTGACGGCCGGAGGCATCGACGCCTCGGATGAAGGCATCGGGATCTTCGAGTTCATCCGCTTTCTGCAGGGTGTTAGCAGCGGCAATCCATGGCACCTCGGGGCTGGCAACTGATCCTTGACACCGAAGGCCGACGAGGCCTAAAGTCCAGCTTGCGTGGATGCGGGCGTTCCAGTGGGCTGGACGTCGGATTGAGACCCCGGAGATCACCCTCCGGGGTTTCTCCGTCTGATAGCATGTTCATCGGTCGGTTGGACCCCGAAGGTCGCCGCAGCCAGTCCGTTTGATGGAGGCTGCGTCGCTGACTCGGCCTCCCAACACAAGGAGGTCATCGGTGTCAGTCGTACGAGCCAAGGGTTACATCGCTTCGCTCACGAAGCGGGCATGGAACGAAGGCGGGGTCGAGGTCGAGTTTCAGGCGTCGACCAAGGGCGAGGAGAACAAGGTCTGGTCGCTGGCCACGCCCGCCCTGACGTTCAAACTGACGATCAAGAACCCGCTTGCGGCCGAGGTCTTCGAGCACGCGCTTGGCAAGGACTTCTGGATCGACATCACGCCCGTCGATGGGGTCGAAGAGGGGGCTTGACAGCCTCTGATCGATCGATCTACTATCGCGGTCCGCCCGAAGGGTGGTAGGCAAGGAGCCTGAAGCACCGGCCAGTCCGCAAGGATCAGTCGGTTTGGGCATCCGGGCCAGCCATCTTTCGGGCGTTTCGCGTCGTGGTATCGTGCGCGTCGATGGCGGAAGACCTTGGCGTCGAGATCGACTTCGCGGATGGCCGGTTCGTCGTCGACCGCGTGTACGTCGCCCCCATCAACGAGATAACCGACTCACACCCTGAGCGCTTCACGTTCAAGGACGCCATGAAGATGGTCGGCCCGCTCCTCGGTCGGCAGTACGTCAGGCAGGCCTTCGACGGCATGATCAGGGATCATCTCTCGAGGTACGGCTGATGGGCGTCATCACGAACGCGCTCGTCTCCCGTGCCCCATCAGCGCTCGTCAAGCGCGTCGCTGGCCCGGCCAATGGAACGTCCGCCCTTGCGAGCTTCAACTCGACGAGGCGGATCGGCAAGTCGAACCCCGAGCTCTATCGGAACTGGGCCACCTACAACCCATGGATCCGGGCCGGCTTCGACATCCGCTCTGGCCAGCTCCAGCGAGCCGAATGGGATCTCGTCCCCTTCGACAGGGACCGACCCAAGCCCGACCGGGGCAAGGTCGCCCGGATCAGGGAGGTCCTCGAGCAGCCCAATCCCGGCGATCCTTCGTTCGCAACCTTCATCGCCGCCGTCGCCGAGGACATGCTGTCCCTCGATGCCGGTTCGATCGAGAAGGAGCGCATGGTCAGGGGCGAGGTCATCTACCTCTGGCCCACGGATGGCGGGGCGATCAAGGTCGATCGTCTCTGGCCGGGGAACCCGAATGTGGCGAGGTACTACTTCTGTCCTGACCCACAGACCGAGATCCCGCTCCTCAACAGCGATCTGACCTACATCAAGATCCACAACCGCTCGAACAGCCCGGTCGGGATCAGCTACCTCGAGACACTCAGGATGACAGTCGACGCCGAGCTCTCGAACATGCTCTACAACGCGAGGTCGGTCAAGCAGGCAGCACCTGATGGGGTCATGGACCTCGGCGAGAATGCGAGGTCGGATCAGGTCGAAGCCTTCAAGGCCTTCTGGGACTCCGAGATCGCCGGCATGGGCATGATGAGCTTCTGGGGCGGGACGAAGAACGCCAAGTTCATCGACTTCCACAAGTCGAACGTCGACATGCAGATGATGGAGTGGACGATCTACCTCGTTCGCCAGATCGCCGCCGTTCTCCAGCTCCAACCGCAGGATCTCGGCCTGACCTTCGACGTCAACCGGGCTTCAGGTGAGGTCCAGCAGCAGAACACCGAGGATCGAGGTCTGCGAACCATCCTCGGCACCGTTCAGGACTACATCACAAGCGAGATCTGCTGGGATCCGGGCTGGGGTGGACGAGACAACAACATCGCCTTCCGCTACCGGGCCGTCTCGGATCGGCAGTCGCTCCAAAAGGCGCAAACCCACAGGCTGACCCTTGCCGGGATGCCCAGCCAAACGGTCAACGAGGCCCGCAAGGAGATCGGCCTGCCACCCATCGGAGATCCGATGGACGAGTCGAACCCGTACAACCAGCTCATGGCGAACACGGCTCAGGGCCTCGTGACCCTCGAGAAGATCCCTTCGGCGTATGAGCTCGCGATGCGCAAGAACAAGCCATCTGACGGAGAGGACTCGTCTGGTGAGGCCGAAGGGGCTAGTATCCGCAGGGTCAAGACCTACGATGCCGGGGAGATGGTGATCGATCCGGTCATCCTCGACATCAAGGCCGACATCGATGCCTTTGGGAGCGCAGAGTGAGCAACATTCCGATCCTCGAGCCGCCGACACATCGATGGTACTGCCCGAACTGTGGTGCGCGAGACGTGACCCGCGAGATCAGGCCACATTCTCGCTTCCATACCTGCCCTCGCCTCGGTATGCTGACGGCGCCGATGCTGCCGGAGGGCATGAAGGCCAAGGTGGAAGCACATGAGCGCGAGGACTACATCGGCAGTGATCTCGTGCGAACGGACGAGGACGGTCGTCCGATCATGTCGGTGACTACGGAGCGTGAGGATGGCACGGACATCATCGTCTTCGCCCCGACAGCGGTAGCGAGAGCGTGAAGGAGATCTGATGCAGGAGATCGCAGGCGGGGTAGGCGCCGCCGGGGACGCGACGGTCGCTGCGACCGACGGCGATCCCGTGGATGAGGAACGGCTCGCATTGGGCAGGGCCCAAGGTCGCGCTGCCGCCAGAGCAGATGCCGAGGCCCTCGTGGCCGCAGCGGAGGCCAAGGTCGAGCGTGCCCGTGAGCAGCTCGCTGCGGCTGAGGAAGCGCTCGCCGTCGCGCGGGCCACGCAGGAAGGACTCGACTGATGGCTTGGACCAACTCCAAGATCTTCATGGCCTTGATCGAGGACTCCCTCGAGGACACGGCGGCGTTCAACGTCGACGCTGACAACATCAAGGCCGCCCTCTTCGACAACACCATCACCCCCTCGCAGACCGTCGCCTCGGCATCGACTGCCTATGGCGCCGGCGTCTGGGCTACGGGCGGTGTGTTCGATGCCTCGGGCTGGCCAGCCGTCGGTCGTCAGCTCCTTTCGGTGACCAGCGGTTTCGCCTCGAACGTCTACACCTTCGATGCCGCCGACACGGTCTCCGCGAACGGGACCACGACGCTGACGAACGCGTATGGGACGCTCGTCTACAACGACACGCTGGCTTCACCAGTTGCCGATCAGGGCCTCTCGTTCAACTACTTCGGAGGCGCAAACAGCGTCACATCGGGCACCTTCACGATCATCTGGCACACCAACGGCATCATCCAGTTCACCCTGTGATCATGGATGGCGCCAGTCTTCTGCTGCGGGCTTGAGTGTGGTCAGGACCAGCAGGGAGCTGGCTCATCGACGTTTCGCCACTGGAACACAAGGAGCACGGCCGGTGGCCTGACGATTGAGACTGCGGCGCCCCTAACGGGGACGCGGTCCCTGCGGGTCATCGGCGATGCTGCCGGCCCGTACATGCAGGCATCGAGGGGGATCACCGGCAAGGACATCCTCGTTGTCCGCTACCGGTTCAAGGTCCTGACCCTGCCGTCTGGTCAGCTCGCCCGAACCTGCTCGTTCCAGCTTTCGACGAGTGCCTGCAGCATCCAAGTCTCCAGTGGCGCCGTGTTGCAGGCGCGGTTTGGGGGCAACACCCAGAACGGCCCGACCCTCTCGACCAATGACATCGTCGAGATCGAGTGCCGGTACAACGGAACCAGTAATCCGAACACGCTCGACTGGTCCTATTCCCTCAACGGCGGCACGTGGACCGACGGTACTCAGGTCACGCTGGCGCAGGTCGCCACGACCTGTACGAACATCCAGTTCGGCATCACCAACGGCGCCAGCTCAAGCTATGGCGAGTTCCTGATTGACGACGTAGCCGTCTGGGATGCCTCGGGCGACTACGGCAAGCAGTCGGGCGAGGTCTACGGGTACAGCCCGAACGTCGACGGCACGCACTCGTTCACCGCCGGCGACTTCGGGTACGACACGGCCGGCGGGGATGTCGCGACTTCAGCGACCGACGTGTACACGTACATCGACGACAAGGCGATGACGGGCACCGCCGACCTCATCCGCCAGAAGGTCATCCGGTCGACGGGATACATTGAGGTCGGCTTCGAGAACACCGACAAGGGTGCTCCTCGGGCGGTCGAGCTCGTCGCCGCTCTGCACGCGGCCGGCGTCGGCGCGAACACGCAGACGCTGAAGCTGACGGACGACGACGGAACGTCTCTGGTCGACGCCTACACGAACCTCGACTGCAGTGACGTGACGCTGTTCTGGGCGGCGGCGCATTACGCGGTTGCTCCGTCCACAGCGGTTTGGACCCAAGCGCTGTTCAACGCCCTGAAGGCCCGGTGGGGCTATTCGACCGACGTGACGGACATCCCCTACCTCGATGGGCTTATGCTGGAGGCGGAGTTCTCCCCGTCTGGACCACCCGCTGAGAGTCCAGCGTTCATCTTCGTCAATCGTCGGCGGAAGATCAGGACACGATAGGAGCCCGTGATGTCCAAGATCTCAGGAGCCTTCAGGACCGGGACCGGATCCGACACCCTGCCTGCCGCCTCTCTGTATGCGATCGCTGGCGTTCGCCTTCTGCTGCGTGAAGTTCACGTCTACAACACGACTGCGACCTCCGTCGTCGTGGCTCTCCGGAGGCTGACCACGGCAGGCACGCAGGGAGCTGGCCAGACGGAACTCGAGTGGGATGATGATGGGCCAGCCCCGAATGGGACGCTCTTCACGACCCATTCCGGCGGTCCGACGATTACGACTGGCGAGATCGCCCGAGCTTTCCTCGGCGCGGCCATCGGGGCCGGTGTGATCTGGGTCTTCGATGACGAACCTCTCCGCATCCCGCCCGGGACGGCTAATGGCATCGGCATCACGATCCCGACTGGCACGGGTCAGGTGCTCGACTGCACGTGGGTCTGGGAAGAATAGGCTGAGGCCCTCGAATGGCCTCAGAGGGACCGCGATACCCAAGTAGCGCATCCTCTCTCTCGAACGCCGGCACGTCCGAGAGCGCCGAGGGATGGGTCAATCCGACCAACGTCGGCGGCGACGATGGCTCCGAAGCGACGATCACCGCCCCGACGTACGACTCGCCCGACATCAGCGAGATCCTCGTTGCGTCGGGCTTCGGCTTCACGATCCCGGCTGGCGCGACCATCCTTGGGATCACG